ACAGTTGAAGAACTAACAACAAAGTTTAGTTTAACCCCTGCACAATTAAAAACGTTAGAAGTATGAAAATACGTTGTTCAGCATTGGGGCGGTTAATGACCGCTCCACGCACCAAGACCGAAACATTAAGCAAAACAGCAAAGAGTTACATCCAAGAACTTGTTTTAGAACACAAATTCGGAATTAAAAAAGAGTTTAGTTCACGTTATACGGACAAAGGTTTACAATGCGAAGACGAAGCAATTAGTTTGGTAAATAATGTTTTGGGTTTAGGGTTTATATTTAAGAACGAAGAACATTTTAATAACGAATGGATAACAGGAACACCCGACGTAAACACGAATGAAATTTTATTAGACATTAAATGCAGTTACGAAGCACACACTTTTCCGTTCTTTGAAGATGAAATACCTACAAAAGATTATTACTATCAATTACAGGGTTATATGTGGCTAACAGGAAAAACCGAAGCACTACTTTGTTATTGTTTAGTCAATACTCCGTTAGAAATAGTTGAAGACGAAGTTAGACGTGAACATTGGAAACAATTTAAAATTGACGAAGACGCAGAAATTAGAGAATACGTAGAAAAGAAACATAACTTCGACCATTTACCGGAACAAACAAAAGTAAAAGTTTTTAAAATAGAACGTGACGAAACAGTAATTTGGGAAATACAAAACAAGGTTGAAGAAGCAAGGATTTATTTTAACAGTTTAATTGAAACAATATGATACGATATAATACGATATGATATGAAAGCAATACTTGAATTTAATTTACCTGAAGACAAAGAAGATTTTGACTTTGCAAACAACGGAATTAATTATTATTCAGCATTGTGTGAGTTTGACAATTGGCTACGAAGTGAATACAAATACAACGGTAACGAAGCAATGTTTGAAGTAAGAAAAAAACTAAACGAATTTATTAACGAAAACAACGTGAAAATATGAAAGAAAAAGCAATAGCAATTATTATTTGGATAGCAATTTATGGTTTTGCTGCCGTTGGTATTTACAATTTATTTAATTGGTTGATATGAACATACAAATACAAGATAAAATATGTCTAATATGTAAATTAAAAAAAACTTATAAAAAGTCAAGTTATTGCATATTTTGTTGTAGAGAAAAAAGTAAAAATAAAAACGCTAATAAATATAAAATATTTCCGTATAAAGGTTATTTATATGTTATTACTAATCCTTCTTGGAATAACTGGGTTAAAATAGGAAGAGCATTAGATGTTTCAGCAAGATTATTAAGTTATAATGTTGGTTCTCCATTTAGAGATTATGAAATTTCTTATTATACACAAATAAATAATCCAGTTTTGATTGAAAGGTATTTTTTTGAAAAGTACGGAACAGAAAATAATGAATGGTTTAATATTCCAATAGATGAAGCAATATATCAAATTAAAAAATTTAAAGATAAATATGAAAGATGAAATAGTAGAATCAACTATAAATAAATTTAAAGAACGTTCAGAAGCTGGAATAAAGAAATACAAAACAACGTTAGAACGAACGGATTTAACAACGTTAGAATGGCTAACACACGCACAGGAAGAAGCAATGGACTTTGTTCTATACTTGGAGCGACTAAAACACGAATACAAACAATCTAAATAAATAAAAAATGGAAACAAGAAACAACACAGGAGCAATTTTTAAGAATGACAACAAAAAAGCGGAAAACCATCCGGACTACAAAGGCAAAGTAAACGTAAACGGCAAGGATATGGAAGTAGCGTTATGGTTGAAAACTTCAGCAAAAGGAGTTAAATTTATGTCGGCTTCATTTAGTGAACCATTTGTAAAAGGTGAGCCACAAATAAAAAATAATGAGCCACAAATTAATAGTACATTAAAAAAATCAATAAGTTACAATGATTTAGACCCTAACGATGACTTACCGTTTTAATTATGCACATACAAGACGAGCAGCTACGAACTGAATTAAAAAAGATTTTAGCTTTTAAAAAACGAAACAGCATAGTAAAAGAAATACAAGACAAAGGAAATAAATTTCACTTTTTCCAGCTTACAAACTTTTTAGAAGGCAAAGACGTTTCACTATCAACGCTTAAAAAAATAGATTACTTCGTAAATAAATAACGTATGGTGCTATATGAAGTGCCGACTTATTTACGATAAAGCCCAATTGGAACACTAAACAGAAAAACAAAAAGAAAAAAAGCGTAGGAAATTTTAAAAACAAACAATATGGAAAAGAATTTTATTGAAAAAGCAGAAAAAGTAATTGGTAGAAAATTTGGTTTCTTCATCAGATGTGATGATAAAAACAAGCCAACAGAAGTATTAACCGATATGTATTTTGAATTATGGGAAACTGAAAAGATGAACGAGATTTTATCTTTATGTGAAACACATAATCTTAAATATGATTTTGGATTAGAAAGTTTTGATACAAAAATAGATGCTATTGAGCAAGAAATATGTATTGTATCTAAAAATTACGAAAATGCCTAAAGCACATCAAAGAATAATCAGAGAGCAAAAACAACAGACTGACACGGGAGGTATGTTTGGGTATCCTATTGCTGATATAAAAACTGCTAAATGTAAACAAATAACATACGAACAAGCAAAAACAATAATATTAGAATATGAATGGCTTGGAACAATGGGCACTTGTGTTAAGTTTTGCTATGGCATTTTCTTTGAAGGAGTTTTGGCAGGTGCGATATGTTTTGGAGATATGGGGTTAATAGTTTGTAATGGATATGGTTTGTATGTTGGAGATAAATACAAAAAACAAGGTCTTCTTTTAAATAGAGGTGCTTGTACTTGGTGGGCTCACGAACATTCAGCAAGTAAATTAATCGCATTTGGGTTGGCTGAAATTTCAAAAAAAGGATATAAGTTTTGCGTAGCTTTTTCAGACCCAACCGCAGGAGAAATAGGGACTGTTTATCAAGCAACAAATTGGTATTATTTAGGTTTTAAAAACGATATTCACTATGATATTTATTATAAAGAGGGAGGTAAGATATTTATGGGGGATAGGGATTTTTTCACAAAATATGGTTTTAGAGGTAAGGGGAAAATAGATGAATGGTTAAAAGATAAACCGCATTTAGAAAGAAAGACAAGACTTTCTAAAGGAAGGTATATAAAATTACTTGGGAATAAATATGAAAACAAAGAAATGATGCAATTTTTAAATGATAAAATTAAAGAATATCCAAAACGATAAAAGTGCGGTGGCTTTTTTATTTTTGTTTTTCCTTTACGGATTTTAAATTGGAAACGGTCAGTAAGGCATTTAATATAACAGTTGTATAGACGCTCGTTTTAATGGCGTTTATACTTTGTTATTTGTAGGCGCAGACTTAATTGTTTGCGCTTTTTTTGTTGTACACAACTAATTGTTAATAAATTCGTTTGTTTATTGTTGAAAAATTAATCATACATTTGCTTAATATCTAAACAATATAAATTGGAATGGTTAACTAAAGTTGCAAAGCATCATAACGAATGGGTTAAAATGGTTAATCAATTTGGCGAATATTTCTTTGCTGAAGACATAGTCCAAGAAACGTACATAATGTTGATGAAATGGAGCAGCGAAGAAAAACTATTTAAAGACGGAAACATAAGTAAAGGGTATATGTGGTTAGCTTTAAAAAATACTTTCCTTCAGCACGTGAACAAAAACAACAAAATTAAATTTATACCTTTAGACGATGTTTATAATTTAGCAGAAGAAAACAACACAGAAGAAAACGAAGCTTACAACGACTTGCTAAATAACGTAGATTTAGAATGTGATAGTTGGCATTGGTACGACAAACAATTATTTGAACTGTACAAAAACACGAATAAAAGTTTACGACAAATAAGTGCAGAAACTAACATAAGTGTAACAAGTATATTTAACACGGTTAAGACTTGTAAAAAACGAATTAAAAATAACGTAGGTGAAGACTACCAAGATTTTATAAACCAAGATTACGAACTAATAAAAAAGAAAAAATGAAAAGTAAAGGATTAGGCGATACAAT